CTGGAACACTCCGTAGAGGGATGCGCCCCACGCGGCGAAGATCGACTGCGACGAGCCGGCCGCGTCAGTGCCGAACTTGAACCCGTCGCCGAATTCGTGGAAGGCCTCGGTGACCTTCTCGACCACGGGCTCGAGGTGCTCTTTGAACGCATCCCCTGCGGCCTCGATGTGCGGGGTTAGCGCGTTCATCGCGTCAGCGATGCCGCCGATGGCGGGCGTGACGAGCGGCATCACACCGCCGACGACAGCCTTCGTCAGTTCACCGAACGCGACCTTCGATCGGGCGATCTCGCCCGGCAGGGTCTCACCGGCCGCTTTCGCCGCCCCACCGAACTCGGTCGTCAGCTCCTTGAGCATGACCTTCTGCGCGCCCATGACGTCGCCGGAGGCGACCATCGCCTTGACCTGCGCGGTCTGGTCGGCGGTGAACGACACACCGACCCGGCGCAGAGCGGTCATGCCCTTCACCGGGTCGTTGATGGCCTTGCCCAACTGGATGGCTTGGGTGGATGCGTCCCCGCCGAGCTTCGCGGCCATGTTCGCCGCGGCCACGGTGGTCTCGTCGAAGATCTTGTTCGGGCCGACGTTCTTGATGTTCGTGAACGTCTGCAGGACCTGCTCGGTCTTGCCGATCGAGTCGTACGCCTGACCGGAGTAGCCGGAGATCGACGCGGCCAGGTCGTCCATGCCCTTGACGGACAGACCGGCCGCGTTGTTCGTAGACTTCAGGCCCGCAGCGAACTGCGCGTTCAGGGCATCCGCGGCCGAGTACTCCTCGACGCCCTTCTTGATGAACTCGCCGACGCCGACAGCGATGCCGACGACCTCGAGGCCCTTCATCAGCGTCTCGCCGAGGGACTTGCCGACTTCGCCGAGCCCGCCGGACTCGCCCTTGATGCCCTCGCTGAGCTTCGAGCCGAAACCCTTGGTGTCGGCCTCGACCGGGATCGAGACCTTGCCGCCGGAGAGTGTCTCGCCGCTCATCGTGGCCTCCTACAAGGTGGTCGCCCATTCGGAGAGCGAGACAGTCGTCGGTTGTGCGGGTTCCTGCCCCGGCCGGGTCAACGGGATCGGGTCGTCCATCTCGCCGCCCCACGTGCGGACGAGAGACACGGTTTGCGCACGGATCACGTCGATGGCGCCGGCGAGGAGTTCCGCGGTCTGGTCCCAGTCGGCTTCAGGGCCACGCAGAGAGCGTCGGGTGGCGGAGTCCCGGGGGAGATGCTGGATGTGCGCGAGAAGGCGGCGGACGCCCCACCGGGATTCACCCCAGCAGAGCGCCCGCAGATCCTCCCGGTAGTACCGGGTGAAGTCGGCCTCGAGCGGCTCCCACTCCGTGCGGAGCAGGTGCACGAGGCCCGCTATTCCCCCAGGCTATTCCCCGTGATGAACGTGACGATGACCTGCAGGTCAGCCTTCGACAGGCCGTCCTTGACGATCTCGTCGACGTCGGTCGGGTCAGCGAGCAGCTTCGAGAGACCCTCGCGGATCTGCCCCGACGTGAACGCCTCCGCAGCGAGCACATCGACCTCGCGACGCAGCTCGATGAAGCCCGCAGAGACCTTCAGCACCGTCGCCGGCGTGCCCGCGGCGGCCTCTGCGCGGGCAGCACGCGCCGCGTCGAGGTCGATGACATCCGCGCCCTCAGGCGCTTCCTTCAGGACGCTCATGCGCTGGCCACCGCCGCGTCGACACCGTAGGGCTTGATCGACCGGGAGCCGTCAGCGGGCACGAGGACCTGCACCTCGAAGGCGTACGACGTCTCCGCGGTGCGGTCACCCTTGATCGTGGGCGGGGTGAGCAGCGCGGCGCGCTCGATGACGAACCGGTACGACACCGAACCGTCGACCATGTCGACGACGTACGCGGCCTCGTTGACGCTGGCGTCGTCGGGGATGTCGATCGAGAACGCGTTGCCGGTGCCGGGCACGATGGTGCCGTCCCACGCGAGCGCGAGCGTGTCGGCGTTCGACTGCAGCAGCTCGAAGCCGAGCTTGGTGGTCTTCTCCGTCGTGATCAGGCGGAGGATGTTCGTCGACTGCCACCCCATCACGGGGGACGTCTTGAGCGACGGCGTGAAGACGAAGCCGCTCTTCGCGTAGCCGAGGTTCACGAACGCCGCGTCGAGGGCGGTCGTCGAGTCGGTGGGCAGGACCGTGCCGAGCGGTGCTCGCCAGATCGCGCCCTGACCCGCGACGCGGATCTGGCCCGACTGCAGGCCGGTAGCTGTGGTCATGATGGTTTCCTTTCAGAGGGCGGATCTGGTTACTTGTGGAGCAGGACCCGGTAGCGGGCCGTGTACCGCGGCAGCGGTGGCGTGGGGACCGTGTCGGGCAGCCACGACGGGCCGACCTCCTCGGTTGCGGAGACGAGCACGGCTTCGGCGACGATGTCGCTGGCGATCGCGAGGATCGCCCCGCGGGCTGTGTTCGCGATCTTCTTGACCGCGGCTTTCGTGCCCGCCGCGCCGACGACGTCGACCTGAATCGCGGGCTCGTCCAGACCGTGACCGTCGACCGTGATGCCGCCGGCACGTTGGATGAGCAGCATCGGGTAGGTGGGCTTGTTCGGCAGTTCCGTGCGCATCTGAGCCGCGGGCAGCAACGCCAGCAACTCAGGGACCGCCTTGAGGTACTGGAGCACGGCGAGCTCGTCATCGGGCAGGTCCGCGATCGGGTACGCCATCAGTGGCCCTTCTTGAATCTGAATCCGGCAGCCTCAACGGCGCGACGCAGATTGAACCGGGCCGGCTTCCCCTGCGACGGCACACCGAACTCGATCCACGCCGACTTGTAATCGGACGCAAACACGCGGGCGCCGGTCTTCGTCTTCTGCACGACGATCCCTGCCGCGTAATCACCGGACTCGTGCGGTGCCGAACTGCGGGCGATCTCCGCGATCTGCTCCGCCGCGGCCTCCGCCGACGAGCCGACGATCGAAAGGCCGCGGGCTTCCTCGTCGATGTTCTCGTTCGGCTTGAACACCGGCTCACCCGCCATCAGGTCACCTCCACGAGCGTGCACTCGATGTGGGACACCATGCGGGTGCGCGGATTGTAGACGTGGTACGGCTCACCGGCGACTTGGAACGACTGCCCACTGAACGTGATCACCGCAAGGGCAGTGACGACGGACTCGGGGCGGAGGAACGCCTTCCACTTCGTGACGACCGTGTCGCGGTCGTTGAGGTACTCGATCGTGTCTTTCTGATCGAGGTAACCCATCTCCGCGACCGGATCGCCGGATGCTGCGAGCGGAGTGTTCCCGTACGCGTCCTCGGGTCCGACCGTCATCGGCTGCACGGTGACCGGTTGCGTCATCAGCTGGCGGACGCTCACGAGATCGTCCCGACCTTGTACCGGTTGAGCGTGATCATCTCGATCGCGGAGAACCCTGCGGCTTCGACCGCGTACTTCACCTGGTAGCCGCCGACGCGCTCCTGCTCGATGCCGGCAGGGCTCGAATAGGCGCGAGCGGCCACGCCGAGCACCACGCCGACGAGAGAGGACGGCACGGGGTTGAAGCCGTGGGAGTAGGTGACACGCCACGAGGCGGGCACTGACGGCCAGAAGATGCCGCATCCGGGCAGCCCTGCGATGATGCCGAGATTCAGCGAGACGGTGTATGTGCTCGGGTCGACGGTCGTCCACACGGCGGGCGACTGGGAGGTGTCGAGCGTCTCGAGCATGGTGACGTCGGCGACCGGCAACTCCGGCAGCATGACGTATGCCCCGTTGATCGGGTCAAGTACAACGACGTCATCAGTTACCGGGTCGAGTTGCTGCTTGAGGTAGTCGCGCACCATGCCGGAAGCGATGTCGAGCAGCAGCGTCGCGGTTGGGTCGTCGCTCGCCAGCGGCAGCTGCATGAACGAGGCCAGCTGCGTCACGCTGGCGAGCGGCGAGTCTGTCATGGCCTACGCGACCTCGGCCGTGGTCGGCGGGGTCGTCTCGACCGGTGCGGGTGCGGTGATGACCTTCGTCTCGACTGCGGGAATCTTCTGGCCGGTGATGGCCTCGAAGTCGTCGCAGTAGGTGGTTTCGCCAGCTGCCATGATGCACGTCCTCTCGGATCAGGTGGGGGATGGTGCGGGGCCGGCCAGATGACCGACCGGCCCCGCGGGTTGGGCTACGCCCAGGTGATGGCGACCGTGCCGAACGCGCCCGGGCGGTAGACCGCGAGGGCCGAGCGGGACTCGGCGCGAACCGTGATGAGGTTGTTGACGAAGTCGTCCTCGTTCTGGTTCGCGAGCTCGACGGTGACGCCCTGACGGCGGAAGAACTGACCGCCCTCCTGGAAGCCGCCGACGAGGGCGGTGCCAGCCGCGATGCGCGGCGACTGGACGACGCGCAGACCCCACAGGGCTGCCACGTTGCTGTAGCCGCCGGTGCCGTACGCGCCGGTGAACGGGCCGCCCTGGTAGAACTGGCCGTTCTTGTCGCGGGCGAGCTGGATGTTCTGCCAGTCCAGCGGGTTCATCACGACGGCGTCGGGCTCGACGAATGCCGTGGTGCGGATCGCGGTGACCTGCTGGTGGATCGCCACGGCGGCGAGCATCGGGTCCGCGAGGGTGCCCGTGTTGACGGTGATGGCCGTCTGCAGGCCGGTGCGGCCGAGGATGCCGTTCAGCGCCGGGTAACCGGTGCCGTTGAGGGACTCGTTCTCCTCCTCGCGGGCGACCTGTGCGATCAGGCGCGACGAGAGGAACGACTCGGCCTGCTCGACGTCCTGCAGCATCTCGTCGGTGATCTTGAAGAACGCCGCGACCTTGCCGACCTGCTCGTTCACGCGAGCGAACGCAGCGTCAGCCTGGCCCTTGCGGGTCTTCTCCGACGTCGCCGCGGCGCCCTGCGTCTCCGACGCTTCCTTCACGTACGAGACGATCGGGGAGGTCGTGGCGCCCTGCGCGAACAGCTGCGCGACCGACAGCGGCGCGAACCTGATGTCGACGATGCCGGGCAGGTAGTCCGGCAGCGCCAGCACACCGGCGGCGCCGTTCAGCTGGCCGTTGGCGATGGTCGTGCCTTCGTCGACGGTCACTGCCGCCTTGGTCGCGAGCTCGCTCGAGAACGAGAAGCGGCTGCCCTGTCCCGCGCCCTGCGCGTTCTTGAACGCGGCCGACTCGATGACCTGGCGACCGATGCTCTTGAACTTCGGGTCGCTGGTGGACTTCGCCTCGGGAGCGGCCTCGCCGCCGGCCATGAGCCGCTTGGCCGACTCGTCGATGGCGACGACGTCCTGGTAGGACTTGAGGTCCTTGTGGTAGTCCTCCAGCGTCTTCATCTTCTCGGCGGCGGTCAGGCTGTCGTCGTTGACGACGGCCTGCGCCTTGGTACCGAGGTCTCGCATCTTGGCCTTGGCCTCGATCACGGATACGGACATGGTGTGCTCCTTTCAGAAGCGCGCACAAAAAAACCGCCCTGTCAGGCGGCTTCCGGGTGCAAGTGGGGTTGTTAGATGAATTGCGCGGCGATGATTTCGAGCGCTTTGGCGCTCACGTCGTCGTCTGTGATCGAAGCTGCGTCCTCAGCGGGGGCAGCCTTCACGCCGGCGTCGGGGGCTGCGTGAGCAGCGCCGGATGCGGGGGCAGAGGATGCGCCGGAATCGTCGGCATCTTCATCCGGGTCGGGAATCCCGACCAAGTCCATGAGCTCGTCGATGGCGGCGTCTGCCGCTTGGACGAGCGCGACCGCCTGCGCAATGGCAGGCGGCAAATCGGTGAGGTCGACGCTGGCGAACAGGTCGATGGCTTGATCGATCGCGGCATCCGTGGCCGAGATCAGGTCGGCCGGGTCGTTCGCGTCGTCGACGTCGGCGTCCTTGCGGCGGTACCCCTTGCCTGACGTCACGATCTGCTCGACGAGGTTGACGCGCTCGGGAGTGCCGAGCGTGGCCGTGCCATCGCCGTTGAGCGTGTAGCTCGCCTGCCACTGGCCGGCATCCGCGCTTCCGCTGACGCGGAACACGACGGAATCGGGGAACGTCGCGATCGGCCAAGCCCACGCGTCATCGCTCTGGTAGAGCGCCGACAGGGCGTCGTTGACCGCTTGCTGGTTCTGCTCGAACGATCCGTCGACCGCCTTGAGAGTGCGCCCGCGGAATGACTTCTCCTCGGGTGCGTCCTCGCCGGTGTCGTGCGCGGCGCCGAGCGCGGTCGCGTGATCGTGGATCGCTTGGATGTGCGCAGCGTCACTCGCGCTGTTGCGCGCACCGGCCTTCGTCGCCAGGCTCTTGGAGTTCAGCACGAGTGCCTCTCGGTTCGATGGGATGGCGACAAACGCGCCGTTCAGCAGCTCCCGCTTGAGCACGGTGCTGCCGTCCTTCTGCTGAGACTTCTCGGTCATGAACGCGACCGATGTCGTCTTGATGTGCCCCTCGCCGACCTTCGACCGCGTCTCCTGGCCGAGGTCACCGCTCCAGTACTTGCCGTCCACGATGATTGCGCCGGCAGGCGCCTCGGGCACTTGTCCCGCATCATTGAGATACGGCGTGCCGGACCCGACTGTCGTCGCGACCGACATTCCATGGTCGATGTCGAAGGTGATGTGATCGGGAAGCGGCGTCTTCCACTCCTCGGGCAGCAGCGTGTCGCCATCACGGTCGAGGGTCGGCGCGGAGAGGATCACCCGGAACGAGCCGGGGAACTCCTCGTCCGTGTTGCTGATCGTCGCGCTTTTCCGGATGATCGTCATGGTTAGCCTTCCGTGCTGAATGTGAGGTCGCAGTTGCAGTTGGCGACCTCAGCCGCTCCGCCGCTGTAATCGCCGGGCCCGTTCATGCCGTTCGAGAACAGCTCGCCGAGCGGCACGGTCTCGCCGTCCATCTCGGCGTGATCGGCTCGCGGGTTGCCGCCAGTGACCCACGTCTTCGTCTTGGCCGACGAGAGCCGTGCAGCGACAAGCGCGGCGAGACTCCCGACGACGAGCACCCGGGTCAGACTGATCTGGTTATGACGCGCCGCGATGGTGCCGTCGAACAGGCCGTCGATGGCGTCATCGTCCGACTCGTCGTCGCCGGCGTTCTCGAGCGCCGCCGTGATCTCGTCGGCGGTGGCTTGGTTGATCTTCTTCGCCGTCGCCTGCGAGTTCGATTCGAGCCACGATGCGATCTCAGCGCTCGAATACGTGCCGCCGAGGTCCGCAGCGATCTTCTCGCCGATCGCCTTCGCCGTGGCCTCGGAGAGCGTGTGGAGAATGCTCGACAGGTCGCCGTCCCATTGGGCCGGGTCGAATACCCCGGCATCCTTGGTCACGAGCGCCGCTTTCACGGCGGCGCGCTGCCGGTCGAACAGCTTGCCGAGCTCCTTGTGGTGCTCGGCGACGAGAGCGTCGCGGATCGCGGACTTAGAGCCCTTGACCCGCGCGAGTTTTCCCATCACGCTGCGAACCGTGACCGCCTTCGCCTTATCCGAGTTGGCCGCGTCGCTGGCGGCTTCCTCCGCGCCCTGAGCGGTGCTGTCCGCCTGCGCCTGCTGCTGCGGATCCGGGGCGACTGCCTCCGTGATGGAGACGCGCTGCGCCGGCACGCCGAGTGGGACGACCGCCGCGTTCGCGTAGATCTTGTCCATCTCGGGGTCGTCGCTGTGCGCCTCGCCGATGAGCTCCCGGCCCTCGTTGCCGGTGATGATGCCGGCCTGGCGAAGTGAGACGGCCTTGTCGGCGCGAGTCTCGAAGTCGCCGCGGAGCACCTCGGACATGTCGAACTTCGTCTCGCGTTGCGCGTCCCCGTAACCGAATTCGGGACGCAGGTGGAAGTCGAGCACGGACTCCACGTCCTCGAGGCGCGGCGTCATGGTGTCCCGGTACATCGACCGCATCTGCTCGGTGATGTTCGAGAACGTCGCATGATCGAGGATGTGCACCACTGGCGGCGGCACGTCGTAGACCATGCACGCCTCTTCGCGGTTCAGCTTCCGCGACTCGATGTACTGCATCTCTTCGGCGTTGAGCTGCATAGGCACAAGGGTCATGCCCTCTTCGAGCACGACGGTGCCCGCGAAGTTGTCGACTCCCGCGTGCGTGGCGTCGTACTTCGCCTTGATCCGGTCCTGCGCCGCCGCGGAGAGCTCACCCGGGTGGGTGATGACCGCAGACGGTCGGGCACCGCGGGTCCACCACGACACATTCGCGCGGCGGGCTGCGTCCTCGTTGATGAGCGTCTTGTTCAGCGGCTCAAGCCTCGACAGACCCCGCATGAGGTCATCCGGGTTGAACCGGAGGAACGGGATCACGTCCTCTTCCGGCGCCCGCAGGATGCCCGCTGAGGCGACACCGAGCGTGAACACGTACTCGACGTCGCCGGCCTCGTCCCGATGCACTGCCACGCGCGATGGGTGCATGGGCAGCAGGTTGACGACGGGGCCGGTCTGAACCTTCCGACCGAACGCATCCGTCGTGACGTCGCGGCGCTGCTTGTACAGGAACGTCTCGCCGTAGATCTCGTACGTCGAGAACACCCACCGCCAGAACGTCATCGGCGCGAGCCTGGTGTTCGGCTTGGCGATCAGCTGCGCGTACGCCGATGTCTTGTCCTCGACACGCC